GTCAAGTTGATGTTTCTCACGATTACTTTGGACATATGGCCAAGTGTGTTTTCTCAATGATGAAACCTCTTCCTCAAGTTGTCTAATCCTCGGTAGTAGAACCTTATGAATAAGTATTTTAAGTTCAAGTACATCACTCATCTTACCCTAATTTCACAATTTATCTTTATACATTGTAAGTATGACACCAGAGAAACGCAGTTTTGTGAAACTGGTCGCACACGGTGTTCGAGACTTGATGGAATATCTCAGGTGTGATATAAAGATAGGGGTCAATCCTCAAACTGATTTAGAAAAGTTTATAAAAAGACAATTGCTCATTAAGAAGAGTGAAAGTGATTATGACTTCTCAGTGGGAAAATTTAGAATTGCTATGGACGTATTACCTTATGAACAAATCGTAAACTTACTCACATACTTGGATCAGGTTGGTATAACAATCGATCGCGCGTTTACGATGGCATCACCAAACCCACTTATGTTCACGAAAAGTGATCAAGAATTTGTGAAGTTGATCAATGACGGAGACATCAAGACGTTTTATCATTTTCTTGTGTACTAGTATATGCAGTACAGGGACCTGAAAAATAAAGCTAAGAAGCTCGGTCTTCGTGTCACTAAGACTGTCGACGGAAAGCGTGTGAAACTTACCGCCAGGGAACTTCGCGCTAAGATTACTATGAACTTTGAGAACAGTGTTAAGAACGCCCAAAAAGTTATTCGTATTTGTCAGACCGTCGTTGCTCCCATGCCGACACCCAGACCTCAAGGTGTTCGCGCCCCTCCTCCACCTCCTCCACCTCCTCCCCCAAAGAAGCCTGTGCTAAACAACAAGCGCGCCAAACTCATGGCTGAGCTCAAGGCGACTCTCGCGAAAAAAGGTCTCCGCCCATAATAAATGCCAGGTGTGAAACAACTTCAGGAAGCGAAGAAAAAGTTGAAGAAGATGCCCAAACCAACAGGAAACACCCCCAAGATCCCCACTGCCACGTTGTTGCGTCTTATCGCCGCGGATCCTAAGATTAAACGGGATAAGGCGTTCGTGAAACGTGCTTTGGAACTCGCAAAATTAAATAAATGATAAATATATATGAAGCTGAAATTCACTACAATACTTCTGATGATGTGTTGTTGTTCTTGCTGTTCATCGTCCTCTTCGGCCGCCGCCTTCTTCGCTGGCCTGATTCCCAGAACAGGGCCACATTTCAGGAAAGTAACGGGGGTTGATGATCTCACGAAACAGAAACCATTTATCGTTGATTACTATCAGAAAAGTGCTGATAAGAAAACAGACAAAGAAAAACAATTAGTAGTGGATGAGATTCGTAAATCTAACCCAGATGGAGTTACAGCATTTTGTGCTGCTGCCGATACTATTAGATCTGGTAGAACACGTCCTCCCTATGACAATAATGATAAAATACTGACAACTAGGGGTATGATTAAACCTGAAACTATATTAGAAGAAACAGTGAAAGAATCACTAAGAGATGCGTATCCGTACGTTGAAATAACGGCTAAGAACTTTTGTCGAAAGTAACCCCAAACTTCTTTGTGATGATCTTTTTAGCACCCTCAAATGACGGATGACCCCAGAGGTACCAGCGGGACCAGAAACCGGCCCTACCGATACCACTCATCTTCCAATCTTCCTTGTCACTCGATGTCACATCGAGCATCATTTTGTGGATCCGTACTGGATCTCTCTCTGCTATTGTCCTCTTGGGTACTCGACCACCATGTCTGAGTACGTAGGAACGCATACGTGAAGGATTCTTGTGTTTGGTGTAGTCTGAATATCCACTGGCACCAAAGTCAACAGTCCTGCCGTCTTCTAAGACAGCCCTGAACTTTTTTTTACGATCAGGACTTTTAATAATACTGACGCGCATACTTATATTTTACTAACATAATTTACTTGCACGCCATGCAGCCGTAAGCTTCCTTCTTGGGAAGGAAGAAAAGCTGCTCAGGGCCACGCTTCACACGGTACATGTGGTCGTACACGTGGAGGAGGGCCACAGTGAGCGCGAGGGTGGAGACGACGACACCGTTCATCTTACGGGCGCTGTAGGCGTAAAGGGCGATAGTGGCAACGAGCATAATCTGAACCACAGTGAGAGCGGGCATCTTGGGCATCACGAAGCGCTTCTCGACAGTCTCGACTTCTTTGACAGGGGCGGGGGCATACTTTTCCATTGGTCCACCGTATCCAGGCATTTTTATTATCTACAGAGAAAATAATGTGGCCACTGGTATTGGTTCCTGTAGGGTTGGTTCTCCACGATTACCTAAAGGCACCCATCGACCGCCTGTATTTTCAGAACCCACGACGACCCCTGGTAGGTATGCGAAACACGATCATTGACATACTTACTGGATGTTCAAACTATAGGGTTCTAGATCATCCAGGTCTATGGCTCATCAAGTTTCATTTTCGAAAGATTCAAAAAGAGTTTGGGAAAGTTTCCAAGAAACTTGAGAAACAATACTTCCATGATCTCGATCCATGGTTTGAGAAGAATGAGAGGTACTATTTCTACAAAGCTGAAAACTTTCCACTTTTAAAAAATCTCATCGATCAGATTCCCTGTATAAATAAAGAGACTGCACTTTTCGCAGTTGTTGAAGGACCAATGACTATCGCACCACATCGTGCAGAAACAAACCTCCTACTTCGGTATCATCTTACTATAGAGGGTGGAGGTGACTGTACACTCTATACTGAGAAGGGGCCCCACGTACATAGGGAAGGTGAGGAGTACCTCTTTGATCACGCACGGTACCACGAACTTACCAAGACGGGTGACGGTAGGCGGGTTGTTTTGATTCTGGATGTTCATAGATGTTTCTGACATACGGCGACATACATATCACTCCCACCGATGAGTTCGAGTTCTCGGTCTTCTACAATTCTCTTTGTGAATGGACCAGGGGTCTCGTGTCGACAATACTTACACAGTGCCGATAACTTTGTAACTTCGCTAGCAATTGGGATACAATCAAGAAGTTCTCCCCATTTCCTCTGAAATGCGTCACCATCTAGACCTGCTATGATCACATCCTTACCCATATCCATGCATGTGATGATAAATTGTTTAAGATCGGGATAAAATTGTGCTTCATCGATCGCGACAACATCGGCATCCTCAAAATCACACTTTCCCAGTAGTTCATACAAGTTGATCACCTTGTGACAATCAAACTTGACATTATCATGGGTTTTGAGGACTTCATCAGGGGATCGTGTATCTTTTCCAGAATTGACAACCACAATCTGTTTACCGAGAACTTTGAGTCGCTTCAGTCTCCGAATGAGTTCAGATGTCTTACCTGAAAACATATTTCCCATGATAATTGAGAGACTCATCCTGACTTATTAAAATAATGTTGTATTTTTTATATGGGTGATTTCATTCGGGCAACTTTCGAGGGGTATAGTGGGTACTACAATCCTAACTCGGGGCGCGTGAAATTGGCCAATCGCCTATTTCCCGATATAAAGACGGCGGTAAAATATCTCGGCAAAAGGTAAGGATGAACCCAGCTTTCATCGGTGTTTTAGTTTTGTTATTGATTGTCGCCGGTGTAACAATAGGATTTCTATTGATGAAACCGAGGAATGTACAGGCGACTGCTTCACGCGCCCCCACACCAGTCGCGGAGCCCGCACCAGCCACGAAAGTTGGTTCAGGGAAAGGTATGTCCGCAAGTGGGAGTGGTTCAGGGAAAGGTATGTCCGCCAGTGTAAGTGGTTCAGGAAAGCCAAAGCCAAAGCCAAAGCCAAAGCCAGAGGCAAAGAATGTTTCTACCAAAAAGGCTAATATTATACTGACTACGAAGTATGCTAAAGAAGGTTGTGAAGGTAAAGTTGTATCCAACTTAACTATGAATCCGGGTGCAAAATTGGGTGTTGAAATTAAACGTTCTCTCCCCAAAGGTCAGTATGCGTGTTGTGCACAGATCGAAAATATGAAGATTGATAAACTTGATGCGTATCAGGGTAAGCAAGGACATTTAAGAATGAATGATATGGATATTCAAAATAAAACGGTGATAGATTTAACAAGAAATGTGAAAATACCGGGTGGTACACAAACCGTGTGTACCGATAAATTCGAAGGTACATTTAGAATTTCTCAGTAAAAGGTAAGATGCCTCTCAGCGATGCTCAGATTACCAAGAAGGTTGGGGAGCTGCGTAAAAAGGAGGGACGGATCTACGCACCCCTCAAATATTTCAGGGGACTCACCACCCTCAAGGAGGTTGAGACCCGCTACAAGAAGATGCTCCGGAGAGACTACAAAGACTTCAAGACGGA